AGGTTACAAAATGAGTTTAGAAATTACAACTGCTTTTGTGCAGCAATACAATGCGAATGTGCAGCTTCTTTCACAACAGAAAGGTTCAAGGTTTCGTGCCGCTGTAAGAGAAGAGTCTCAGGTAGGTAAGAACGGGTTTTATGACCAGATAGGGGCGACTGCCGCCAGAAAAAGAACTGAACGACACGGAGATACACCTCTTATCTCTACGCCTCATTCCAGACGTAGGGTTTCCATGGCTGATTACGATTGGGCTGATCTGATTGACGATGCGGATAAGGTAAGGATGCTGATTGATCCTGCTTCCTCCTATGCGATCAATGCGGCCCATGCGATGAATCGGGCTTTGGATGACGCCATTATAGCGGCTCTGTACGAGACGGCTTACACCGGAGAAGAGGGCAGTACAGCGGTAACATTCCCCTCCAGCCAGCAGATTGACATCGGCGGAACACTTACCCTTGCCAAACTTATGGAAGCAAAAGAAATGCTCGATGCTGCCGAAGTTGACGAGAGTATCCCCCGCTTCTTTGCCTGTAGTGCCAGCGTTCTTAGCGATCTGTTAATAATTGAACAGATCTCAAGTGCTGACTATGCAACGGTGAAGGCTCTGGTACAGGGCGAGATAGATACTTACCTCGGCTTCAAGTTCATCCGTTCCGAAAGACTCCCCCTTAACAGAACTACGACAGGCGGCGGGTCTGGAGACAGAAGCTGTTTTGCTTGGGCTGGTGATGGTATGCTGGCTGCTATCGGACAAAACCCGATGGGAAAAATCACTGAGCGAGACGACAAGAACTATTCCACACAGGTTTTCTACTCCATGTCAATGGGAGCGACCAGGATGGAAGAGGTCAAAATCGTTGAAGTCATCGCACAGGAAGGCTAAAATAAATATTGAAGGAGTAGAATATGGATAATTTCTACAGAGATTTACAAGGAGATCCCACTCAGGGCATTCTTGATATTTCTGAGACTCAAGAATATCCTCTTGGGTGCAGATTTAAAAAGAATGATGGGCGGGTGTTCCGATACATGAAAGCCGGAGGTGCTGACCTCGTAGCTGGTGATTTAATCCAATCGGCTGCGCTTGGCGGTGCAACGGCTACGGTTCAGACTGATTTGACACCCGCTGTAGCGGCGGCTGGAACTAAAGTGGTTACGGCTGCGATTGATACCACTGAACAGCCAAAGGATACATTCAAAGATGGTTGGATGGCTGTAACTGCTGGCGGGGCTGCTCATGCAATGGGTGACTTGTATCTTATAAAGTCTCACCCGCTTTCAGCGACCAATATCATCTTGACGCTGCATGAAGCTCTCAAAAGAGCTATCACAACGACTTCCAGAATTAGCCTCCTGAAACACATTTACAAAGATGTAATTCAGGCTCCTACTACACCTTCGGGTGTCATTGTAGGTGTAGCTCCCACGGTTGTAACCACAGAGTATTATTTTTGGGGTCAGACCTGGGGTATGGCTAACATACTGGTTGATGCTGATCTGGTTGCTGGTATGGATGTCAGGAGAGATCAGGACACAGCTGGTTGTGTTGGCAAAACCGCAACAACTGAATGGGCAGAGGAAGTAGGCCTAGGTGGTTGGGCGGCGGTTGCTGGTGATACCGGATTCGTGTTCTTAACAATAGCACCATAACGGAGGTGTATAACAGGAGGTATGAGATGGATAATTTCTACACAGATTTAAAGGGAGAACCTTCGCAGGGGATCCTTGATATATCTGCAACCAAACAGTATCCTTTGGGTACTCGATATGCAAAGAATGATGGGCGGGTGTTCCGCTATGCAGAGGCCGGGGCGGTTGCGCTGGTTGCTGGTAACTTGATTCAGTCAGCTATATTGAATGGGGCAGTTGCTACGCTTCAGGCTGACATGACTCCTGTTGCTGCCGCAGCCGGGGCTTTCAAAGTTTCGGTAACTTCAAAGGCTACAGTTCAGCCGAAAGACACTTTCGCTGATGGTTGGCTTGCAATAACCGATGGTGACGCTGCTGGCGCAATGGGAGATTTGTATCGTATCAAATCACATCCCGCCAGTGAAGCTACTACCGCAGGGTGGATATTCACTCTTTACGAACCACTGAAGAGGGCAATCACAACCAGTTCGCGGATAAGCGTTCTGAAACCCATCTACAAAGATGTGATTCAGGCTCCTGTAACTACGGCTACTGGCGTTGCGGTTGGTGTATGCCCTACCGTTGTTACTGCCAATTATTACTTCTGGCTGCAGACCTGGGGTATGTCAAATGTGTTGGTTAAAACGGCCCTGGTCGCTGGTCAGAACGTACAGAGGGACGTTCTCGCGGCCGGTTCTGTAGGTAAAGCTGTTGTTACCCTGTGGGCTGAGAATATCGGTATGAGTGGGTGGGTTACTGCCACCACCGCCTCCGGTTTTGTGTTCCTCACCATTGCACCTTAACCCTTAACCCGGCGGGGGGCTTCGGCTCCTCGCCACACTTTAGGAAAACGACATGGCTATCTCAGCGACTAAGATATGCAACTTGGCTTTAATGAAGGTAGGGGCGAATCGGATCACTTCATTTGATGATGGTACAAAGAACTCTACTTTATGTGGTGAGTTTTATGATCCCACCGTGGATGAAGTATTGAGAATGCACCCCTGGAACTGTTCAATAGCGCGTGCAGAATTAGCCTTGCTTGCTACGACCCCTGAGTTTGGGTACTCTTATGAGTTTACCCTTCCTACTTCTCCTTATTGTCTGAGAGTCTTGACGATGGAAGACGATTATGATTTCAGGGTAGAAGGTAGAAAGCTTCTCACCGATCAAGAAACCTGTAAGATAACCTACATTAAACGAATATCCAACCCTACAGAGTTTGATGCTCTTGTGGTAAAAGTGCTAGCAGCGAGATTAGCGGTTGATCTTGCTTATCCCATTGCTCAGTCAAAAACTCTGAAAGAACTTTTAGCAGAGGAGTTCAAACTTATTCTTAAAGAAGCGAAAAGCACAGATGCACAGGAAGGCACACCAGAAGAGCTAGACACATCAACATGGATTGATTCGAGGTACTAAATGAGAGCTAATCCGATTATTTCTTCATTCAATGCCGGCGAGTTAAGCCCCGCTTTATACGGGCGGGTTGACCTGGCCAAATACTTCAATGGCTGTGAACTCCTAGAAAATATGATAGTTAGGCCTCATGGTGAAGCATTTAAGCGACCCGGGACAGAATATATAGGAGAAGTAATAAACAGGGATGTTGTCACAGATGGCGGATTCACTGACACGGATAACTGGACAGAAGGGGTGGGGTGGTCACTTGCAGGTGGTAAGGCTGTTGCTGTCGCTGGTATGGCTTCATATATTTCTCAAATAGTTTCAGAAGGTTTAACATCAAACGCAATCTATGAAGTTACATTTACTATATCGGACTACTCTGCCGGTTCAATTTCTGCTCGTGTTGGTTTTGGTGCAGCGGGAACTGCAAGAAGCGCAAACGGAACATATACCGAACAGCTTAAGTTCATATCCACTTTAGCATATATTGCTCTCCTGAAGACCTCTACTTTCATTGGGAAAATAGCTAACTTCTCAATAAAGGGCATTGGAGCTAATAAATGTAGACTGGAACCATTCGAGTTTTCAACTACGCAGACTTATATGCTGGAGTTTTCAGAGAAGAATATTAGGGTATATAAAGATGGTGCTTTAATAGATGATCTTGAGATAGCCACACCTTATCTTGAAGCTGATATCTTTAATCTTCAAATGACTCAATCAGCAGACGTAATGACTATAGTACATGAGAACTATTCACCTAGAGAATTGTCAAGAACCTCTCACACAGCGTGGACACTCACAGAAATAGACTTTCAAGATGGGCCATATGAAGCAGAGAAAAACATGAAAGATATTGCGACCATGACGATCACAAACGCAACACAAGCAGACCCTTGTGTTATTACGGTAGATGAAGCTATAGCAAGCAATGACGATTGGGTTAAGCTTGACAATATTCCCGGTATGGTTGAGCTAAATCTAAACTATTATAAGCTTGCAGGAAAATCGGGTCTTACTTATCAATTAAGTAATGGGACATTTGGCATAGATAGCACTGCTTTTACTGAATATTCAG